GCGATGTCTTTAGTCAACATCCGTCCATGCGATTGATGTTGACTCAAGTCATCATCACGACGGATTCTCAATCCGTCCGGCCACCCCCAAGGGGGGACGCATTGCGACCCACTCTATGTAGAGGACTTCGGATCGCGTGTAATTTTTTAGACTTCTAGAAACAACAACACCCTGCCCAATCGAGCAAGGTGTTGATGTCTATGACGGCCCTAAGTTCCCGTATTCTACTTAGCAGCCTCTTTAAAGATAGACCTGAGAATCTCGCTAGTATTCAGCCACATCTGCTTCTTCTCAGGAGTCACACCCTCCTGCTTCAGCACCACCAAATCATGCGTAGTGGTGGCTTCAATCACCCTAAACTCATACTTCTTAGGGTCGATCTTCTCTTCCTCAGCAGCGAGGTCATCCTTAAGCCGCTTTACCGTCTCAGCCTCGGTAGGCGTGATGTCAGTCCCATACTTCTCTACACGCTCGTAGACATGGCCATACAGCCGATTAGCCACATCCTTATCCACATAAGACGCGCAGGAGGACACCATCAACGCCAAGGCAATAATCATCTTCTTCATCACAGCGCACTCACCTTAAGCATGGCCTTAACCACACCTTGAATCAACCGATTCGTATTCTGCATAGCCCGAATACGACCGAGTTCCTTCAGCCCATCAATCTGATCTTGAATCTCGATAGCCACATCTTGATCACCCTTCTTAATCGCCTCAGCGACGGCGGGAGCCAAAGTAGCAGCATAGCGATTGGCAATATCAGAGCCACCTTCAAGGACGTTCCTAAACGTTTCACGAAGGATGGCTTCAACTTCAGCCTTCTTATCAGCCAATGGGCTTATCAGTCTTCTTCCACCATACTTAACTCCAGTAAGAGCCTTCAGATAAGACTCAATTGAATGCGCTTTTGCAAAGCATCTATGAAGGAGTGAGGAGATCAGGTCGAACACAGAGGGATGCTTTACAAGAGCGTGTTTCTTAGACAGCATCGTATAAGGAGTCTCAGCAAACTCAAACTTGAACGGCATATAAGGGATCAGATCACCTTTGAGCATATACCGAACAGCGTTAGCAAACTTCTTATACCGATGCTTGGGCGCACCAAACGTTACGATATCGATGCTAATCGGTTGGTAGATCATGGCGTACTTAGGGTCAGCCAAGCGATTACCGACGATCTCAGCAAGGACACCGCCAAGGCTGTGGCCCCCGATAACAAACTTACAGGGGCCGTGAGCATTAACCATCTGCTGAATCTCAGCCTTAAGACCACTCTTCCAAAGACGTTGAACCTCCAAGTGATAGGTTCCATCTTTGATGGTCTTAAGGTCTGCGATGTCTTTAGTCCCCGGAAACACAATGAAGATCGTAGGGACATGGTGGATGTCTTCGCACGACACCATGTAATCTAGATCGTGTGAGTAGCAGAAGTCGATGTCGGCTGCTGCTAGGGCATGGATGAATTCAATTGGAATGGACATCCGTACCGGGGGATTAGGCGCGGGTGACGACGTACTGGATGTAGACGGCGTTATCACCAGTAGTGCTACAAAGGATCATCAGAGCGGTGTTATCAGCCGTGCTGAACACCCCCGTATACATAGGAGCATTGTAGGAAACGCCACCCGCAGGACTATTCAGCACAAACTTAGCACCCGCCGCTTGCTCGCTAGCGTTCAACCCAGTCATGGTAAAGGTCGAAGCAGCAGCAGACGTAACCTGAATACCAAGGATCAGGTACTTCAACCCTGCACCCGGAGCCGGAAGAAGGGTTACAGATGAAGTACCCACAACGGCGTTCTTACGATACACCTGACTGCACGATTCCATCTCACGCACACCAACGGTAAACGATTCAGCCATGATAGATCCTTTGATTACTTGGACGAAAGGAGTTTACCAAGAATCATCTTGGTTTGTTCCGGGTTAGAAAGGATAAAGCCAATCACGATGGCTTCAAGTAGCCTCACCGATTTTTCTTCCTGATCTTCGGTCAAGCCGTAGTCGATGCCATACGAGGCTCGGACAGCGTGCATGATCTCATGGATCAAGGTAGCCCAAAACTCTTTACGCTTCTGAATCAAAGCATGGAGTCCCAAAACTCCAATCTTGATCACACGCTCATTAGGGTGGCATTGACCAAAGTCTTCTTGAAGGCTTTCGTCTACTTCGATCTTCCACTCTAGGCCGTTGATGAAGAAGGATTGGATGGGGAGCATCTCTAGATTTTACCATCAATGCCCTTAACTTTTAAGGGTCTTTAGGTACTTTTTAGGTTCTCTTCAACCATCTTCAAGTACTCTTTACTAATAATCTTCAAGGGGCTGTTGGAGGAGGTTGGCCTCTGTTTTTTGTGCTGATCTCCATAGCCCCCCTTACCCCCCATGAGACTAGAGTCTACATCGAGGTTTCGGGAGACAGCCCCCGCTGCGTGTTTGGTGCTATGTCACCTAGGATGCAGCGTCGGTAGTTACCTACCTATACCACCCTTTTTATCGGGTCTTCCTACTTGCTTTCGTGGGATTTCTCCCCGGACACTACTCCTGCCGAAAGTCTTGTGGCCCTGTGTTTGTGGGAAGGTTGTTATCTACCGTTACGACCATTAGGTGGCCTTGACATAGGAGGCGAGGGAACGACCCTCCTTCAAGACGAGGTGCATCTTATCAGGTTCTAGGAGGTCGTCAAGGGGTGGGGTAAAAATCCTAGGTCGGCTAGTAAAAGACGTTTATGGTATAAACCTGTTTATGCCTCAGCCTAAAAACCGAAGAAACATCGAAACCGCTAAACGTCGCAAGAGCAAGAAGCGGTTCGATTGGAAGCGTATAGGGATCCATTTTGAGTCGCCCGAGCAGATGGAGAACCTCCTCCATCTAGCGGCTCAGGCAGACACCCAATGCCCCGTGACGGCGATCACCAACCTAAACCACAAGAGCCGCTACGGAGAGACCCTGAGCCTCGATCACAGCCACTTCTCAGGTCGTGCAAGAGGGTTGGTGCATCGAAACATCAACGCCTTGGTGGGGTGGTTGGAGCGGGATGAGATCTCGTTGAGAGACTTGTATACGTTTATTCAGATGTGGGAGCAAGGGTTCTTCAAGCCTTGAGGTGGTTAGAACCACTTAAACTTACCTTTATCAACTGGCTTACGGTTAAGAAGGTAGTTAATCGTATCCCCGTTCTCGACCGCCTTTTGCATCGCTTCGACAAGTTCCTTACGCCTCTCGACTGCGCCTGTTGCGGGATCGACATCAAGGTGTTTGACAAGGTGAGCAACACCTTGTGCGAGAGCGTCGAGACGGTCATCGTGAGTGAGCGCACCCTTCTCATTCGTAAGGTGCGTAAACTGGTGGAGGCAACGGTAGGAGACCGTCGCCTCATGGGATCCGTCTCGGTGGACTTTAAGATCGTTGTCCAAGAACCGAGTGGTAAAAATAAGTCGGTGTTGGTTGGCAATGGGTTCCAAGACCTCGATGATTCGCTTTTCTTTTTGGCGGGTAGACTTGACACCCACAACTGAAACAGGGAATGTCTTGGCGAGATGTTGAGCCAACAAATGCCCGATAGCCCCCATGCCGAAGTTCTCTTCGATGATTACCTCGTTCACCTGATGGCGTTGAGCCAAGGCTGCGAGTTTGTCGAGGTTTTCCTCGCTATGCCCTCCGAAGAGACCTACAACGTCAACGACGAAGAAGTTGCCGTTGAGAACCTTGATAACCACCCCGGCGAATTCGTCGCTACCACCCCCTGCGGGGTCGAGCGACAGCACGCAGGCTTGGGGCCGCTGATGCTCGGAACTTATGTGCGCCGCATGATGCAGGAAGTCACCGCCGAACCCGTTGGATGGGTAGTCATTAAGGCGCAGTTCCTTGGTGCATCCCCAACGGACAATCGCCGGGAGGTCAGCACCCGTATCCGGGATGACCAAAAGGTCACGGAGTTTGAGTGGGAAGCGTTCAGCGTCCGAACCTGAGGTGTCGAGTTGGTACTGAAGCGCGAAGCCTGACCGCCCGTATTCAAGTTCCTTACCGATCAGGATCGCTTCAGGGAAGCGGGTGTCCGTAGGCTTGCCTAGATTGCCGTGTGCGCCGTTCTTAGGCTCTTTGAGCGTTGGGTCGAGGGAAAGGTCAAGGAGCAGTTCAGGGGCTAGCGTAGCCCCGTAGATGTCAGGATTGATGGGGTAGCGGGAAGGCCACACCCAAGTCTCAAACCCTTTAGAGGTCAGGCTAGCGTAGATGGACTCCTGAGACTGGGGAGTGCCTAGGAAGATGATCTTGGACGTTTCCTTAGGCGTTAGAATAGCCGAAAATTCCTTAGTGGCTTCTTCCAACTTCTCCCGCATCTTGGGAGTTTCAGAGTTTTGAGGGATCTCAACGTCGTCAGCGATGATGCAATCGGCGCGAGAACCCGTGAGTTGGCCTGTAATACCCACAGCGCGGACGGAAGGGGCGTGGGCAGGGCGGCATCCGGCTACGTCAAACGCCCCCTTGGTGGCCCGTAGACCGCTTTGGTTATCGGGGTGAAGGTGACGAAGCCATTCGACCTCGGTAAGCAAGCGTAGGCAGAAGGTGGTGAATTGATAACTTCGCTCTTGCGAGGCAGAAACGACAAGAATTTTTACGTCTACGTCCCACAGAAGTCTCCATAGAACGTAGGCTGAAGTAATCCACGACTTACCTACACCACGGAAAGCCTGAGCATTGAACCGATTAGGCCCGTGCTGCAAGGCTGACGCTAGAGCATACTGAGCGCGAGTAGGTTCCGGAAGACGAAGTTCCTTCCAAAGCGCAAATACAAAGTTCTTGAAGATCTTTAGGCGCGGATCGATTTCGGTCATGCAGTTTCTTCAAACGGGAGGATGGACTTCAACTTGGCTGCGGGATGCTCTTTGTGCTTTTCCATGTCAACCTGAATGCCGTTGTTCTTAAGGAACGTAATAGCAGCGTTGATCTCAGCGGGAGTAGCCTGACCACCCTCAACCTTAGTGAGGAGGTCTTCGGCAATCGCTTGATGTAGGCGATTAAGCGTGTCTTTCATGTCAGCCATGCGTGGATCCTTTCGGCTACAAGTCCAAACAGGGAAGCAATAATAGTCCTCCCTGCCCAAACCCGCCGCTCTTCAGTCTGCTCTAGGCGGTCAATCCGGGTGGCGAGTCCCGGATTACCGTTACCGCGAATGGTGTGATCCATTCGTTCGATCTTCTCATCAAGAGACTTGATCTGCTCTGAGAGGGTCGCCAACGTCACCGAAAGCATTTGATCCTGACTCATCGCTCGGTCTCCGTCTTGATGTTCAAGAGGCGATTCTTGATCTTCTCAGCCTCGCTAGAGGTTGCCCCTCGGCTCTGATACCGGAGCCGTTCCATCTCGCGAGCGGCTTTGAACACGGTGGGGTTCTTCTTCATCATCGCGAACTTCGCCTTCTCGCGATAGGCTTCAAAGATTTCACCGAGAATTTGCTTTCTAGGGGAATCCACGGCATTGCTGATATCCCCGCCTCCCGCAAGCCGTTGATAAGAACGAGACTTGATCGTTTGCTCAAGACGTTGAGTAAGCGTTTTATTTCCGATTTTGACCTCTCCGGTAAGTTTGAGCCATTGCGAATAAGCCGAGTTACCCGGATCACCCACCAATCGCAAATCAAGGTCACCCAACTTGGTGGAAGGAAGTTTCATGCTGAAGCGCAGCGAATCAAACTCATCAGCGATGATCTTCGACTTCGGTGCATCCTTAGTCGGAATCATGGACATGAAGATGCGTTCAGGGTGAACGCCTTCAATCTCATCTCCGATCTGCGGATCGTAGACAACTTCATTACCGAGGATGTCGTACCTCTTATCAGCCTTACCGTTGGGGTTGAAGAACCAAGGTGTCGTAGCCACGGACATCTCATGGATGTCGCGTGCCACCGGATCGGAGATGACCTTGTAGTTTTCAGCCATCGAAGCCAAAGGCGTAACCGAGCGGTTGATACCCTTAAGGAAGTTGACGGAAGCCGAAGATTCGGGATCTCCGAAAACAGCCATAAAGCGATTCATAGCCGTCAAGAAGGTCTTCGATTGAAGTTGGTTGGTGATTCCTGTCAGGATGTTGTAGCCAATTTCAGACAACTCACCTTCGCGGTCGCTAAGTTCGTTGTTTGAGTAATTGGAAGCGGTGAAGGAGTCAGCGAGAATTCCAAAGAAGGTAGACAGCGGTTCCATGAACTGATACGAAACCCACTTGTCTCCGATCTTGATGCTGTAGGGTTGATTACCCTGAACATTCAACCAGTTATCGCGTTCTGCCTTTTCGCGAGGCCCACCTCCAGTAATCATCCCACCAACCGCAAGAGACGTTCCCAAGGTGTAAAGAGCCATTGCGGTGTGCAAACGTCCAGTTGCATCGGCGCGAACAGCAAGGTTAGACGAATTGATTCCCGCATTGAGATCTTCAATCGCAGACCGGATTGCACCGCTCTTTGTCGTACTCTTTGTGATCTTGGCCTTATAAGCCCAAGCAGCCGTGAGCGGATCCGTAGCCGCTCCAAAGCCTTGCTTGACGATGTTCAAAGGAGTCGAGACGAACGGGAATAACAGCGACGTAGCCCAACGAATCGGAGCCTGAGTATCCGGGCTGTACTTAAGGCGATTGATGGCCGATCCGATAACTGAACTTTGATCGGAGAACGTACCCCTTTCAGCGAGTTTGCGGGAACCACGGCTGATTTGAATAAAATCTTCAACCGTATTTTTGTCACCACCACCGAAAGTATCGGCAACATCCTGATAAAGTTTTTCAAATTCAGCCTGCTGAATCTGAACAAACGATTTCTGAAGTTGAGGATTATTGGCGACAAGTTGCTCCGCTTGCGTAGTTGCCCGATCCCAAAGAGTGCGGACGTTGTAGGCGTTCCGATCTTTGAACAATTGGGTATAAGCATTTTCAACTTGATCGACGAGAGCCGCTCCTTTAAAGCCTTGCGCTTCAAACTTAGCAACCAACTGGGCTTTGCTAGCAGCGCGATAAATCATTTGCTTAAACCCTTCGTCAGCAGCAGACGAAACGCGCATACCCAAACCAACAGTCTTGTTAAGCGTGGCCCCAACTCCATCTTTGATAGTTGAGCCAAACTTACTCATATGCCCCACAACGGTCGAAGAAGTCGAAGGAACCTTATTCTTCGTGTAGATCTGCGTCATTTCCGTACCCTCAGTCCAATCGGAACTGAGGTAACTACGGTGATTACGCCATCCATCGGCAGCGATTCCCCACGATTCGCCAAACGTCACGAACAGGTTCTTAGTAAATGAGTTCCAAAACTTAAGAGTTTCAAAGCCTTGTTTGGCGTTGAAGAACGTCATTATTTCTCCTGCACTACCCGCATAACCGCGCCCCACCATGTAAAGCAAGTTGAACGCATTACCGACAAGGTTACGCACCATCGAGATAGGCGCGGTCATGAGATTCGACGCGATGTAATTCGGGAACGAGAATCCCGAAGGATGCATCGAAACAAGGCCGTATCGCCCTGACCCCGCCAACTGCAATTGCTCAACAACGGACTGCATAAGCAGAACGTAATTTTGAACCTTCGTAGGATTGGTGAGATTTTCAAGGGCATCCGCACCAAGAACCTTTTCAAATTCTTGGTACGCCTTCATGTTGGCGTTTGCTTGAGCGGGGCCACCCGTAGGTGCTGCTGAAGCCGTTCCCGGATTGGGAACAGGAGTCGTTGGCGTAGTCGGAGTACCCGGAGCAGCAGGAGTACCCGGAGTTCCGGGCATACCCGGAGTCGCAGGAGCCGAAGGAATTCCCGGAGTAGTCGGAGCAGTAGGTGCAACTGGGACAGGCGTAACAGGCGTTGGAGTGGTGGGCGTTGTGGGCGTTTTAGGAGTGCGAGTTCCGGGCGTACCCGTACCGCCGCCACCACCCGCACTTCCACCTGTACCTCCTCCCGGAGCAGCGGGAGTACCCGGAGCCGTAGGAGTACCCGGAGCCGTAGGAGTACCCGGAGCAGCAGGAGTACCCGGAGCAGCAGGAGTACCCGGAGCAGCAGGAGTACCCGGAGCCGTAGGAATGTTCGGAGCAGTTGCTCCCGGAGCCGTAGGAATGTTCGGAGCAGTCGGGGAAATGTTCGGAGCAGCCGTACCCGGAGCCGCAGGCGTTTTAGGCGCACGGGGCGTAGCAGGTTGCGGGATCTTCGGAGCCATAGGCTCAGTTTCACCAACAGGCGCACTAAACGTCGGGGTCGAGACTCTAGTATTCAGAGATCGAAGAGTACGCCCCGCTTCACCCGAAAGAAGTTTGTATCCATTCATTGAGTACTGGAAAGCATCAAAGGCATTAACAAGCCTGATCTTTTCAGCCTCAGTCAACAGATCAAAATTCTTACCGTTCCACTTACCGCTCTGCTTAATCTCCGTAAACACCTTCAGGTAATTGCTACCTGCGTGCATCATTATCGAGCGACGGGCGAGCATGACACCACGAAGTTGAGCCATAAGCATGGCTTGATCTTCAGGGTGAAGCCCCTCGATCTGCTTCTTGGTCATGTTCATTTGCGTGTACAACTGCGCCCTGACCTTGCTTGGGCTTTCACCCATGCTCGCAGCGTAAGAATCAATATCGGTATCGAAAAGAACTTTTTCGCGTTGGAAGATTACATTGGCGGCATTCTTACCTTGGCGCGTCATCGTATCGAGATCGGTGCGAACATTACGCGCCATCTCGCCACCTTGAGCCACTTCAGCCGCACGCGCCCAAACAAGAACGTCTTGAGGCCCATCCATATTGGATAGGTTCATGGCTCCCGGAGAGAGTCCAATAGCACCCAAATCTTCTTGAGTAGCGATCTTTGGATCGAGGATGAATTCGCGATTCTCAATCACAGGAACCGCTTGAACTGCTTCCAAAGCCCCTGTTCGCCCAACTTCAATTCATGGGGAGCAGCAAGTTTGAAAGCAATTGCACGCCTCAACGATTCGCGTTGCTGTTCAAAGTTTTCGGGCGTAGTCTTCCCGTCGATCAGAATTTCCTTGGGGTAGTCAAGATTTGAAGCAGTAGTCGAACTCGACGTATCCAACGGATTACCCATAAGCATCCGGATAGAACCGGGCATATTACTGCTTATGTCTACCCTAGACGCTCCAGTCTGAACCATCGAATAAAGTTGATCAACGTGATTCTTACCGAAGAACTTACCGATGGCTTGGAAGATAGAGTCAACTGCACGGGTAGCGGACTTGATTGCCTTACCCCAAAGGCGCGTGTTGGGGTCGCTCATAGCGGCCTTGTATTCAAGGTCACGCAGCCCTCGATCAGCCAAGATTTCAGCGAGATACTCGTCAAAATCCGTGAATCGGTAAGCAGTCTTAAACAATTCCTCGCCTTGAGCGGCGGTCAGTTTGCGAGCCTTGACCTCCGCAGAAAGCACTTCACGGATCTTTAGAGCCTTATCCATAGCGGCTTTACCGCTGATGACATCCTCGCCCTTGACGGTAGCGGTCAAGATTTCAGCCAACTTGGGGTTGGCGTTAATGAATCCGGCCCGATCCTTGGTGTACTTCGACCGCACGCCATCCATGATCTTCTTGAACTTAGGAGAGTTCTCCATAACTCCAAGAACAGCGTGGAAAGATTCGTGAAGGTAAGTACGAGCAAACGATCCATCTTCGATGGCTTTGGTTGAAATCTTGATCAATTTCTCAGCGAAATCGACCGATCCCAATTCAATGTCCATCCCCTCATCGCTCATCTCAATGCGGAACGGTTCAAGGAACTTACGGTGAACCGTATCCACAAGGATTTCAGCGACATCACCAACGCGAGCGGAACGCCCTGCACCGATAGGAACGATCTTGTTAGGATCACCACCGAGAGCCGAGACAATACGCTCACGGTGAGTAGCGGCATCGCTGCTCTGCTTCATCTTGATCAGAACGCGACTAGCCTCGCTAGTCTCCATTGCCGTTTTGATCTGCGCCTCAACCCGTCTATTTTCAGCCTGACGATTAACTTCCGCAATCGTCTCAGCCATCTCAGCCGCTTCGGAAACACGCTGCTCAGTAGGCTTGACTTCAACCGGGGCTTGGGCAACCTTCTTAGGCTTAATCTCTTCCATCTGCTCAAAGAACAGATTTTGGCGAGTAAGGATGTTTTCCGAAAGCGGCCCGTTAAAACGAGCCTTAAGGACTTGATCCACTTGCTGTTCGGTGATGATGCCTCGGTACTTGCGGGGGTTACGCATGAGATCATTGATATCGATCTCAGTAGTCACCGCATCCTTGACAAAAGTAATCTTCCCGTTGCTGTGCGGCGAATCGAGGGCCGTGTAGATAGCAGCGGTGATGTCTTGGAACCCGCGAGCAACACCATACTTATAAGAACCCAATTTGGAGCCGTTGGTAGACAGGGCTTCCTGAGTAGTAGTGCGGCGACCGTAGACAAAATCGTTCTTGCGGAACTTACCACTAGAACCGTCAGCAAGGTCAAACGATTCGTTCAATCCGCGCACCCGACCGCTCTGCATTTCTAGTTCTTTGACCAACCTGTTTTCAAGTTGAACCATGTCGGAATGGTTCTTGATCAAATCCCAAGCAAGTTCAGCAGATCGTGGATTTGTCGTCGGTTCGATGTTTTCCGTAATCGCTTTGATGGTGCGCTTAATCTCACGAATCTCTTTGTTCAACTGAACAAGAGTCTTCTGATTAACATCCATCATGTCCTTGGCGACATTCCAATCACGCAGCATCTCCTTAAGATGCTCGGCGTGCTTGACATCGCTCATGTCCTTGAACGTTTCAAGGTACTTTTGACTCTCCTTGATAATCGCAATCTTTTCGCGATTAGCCGCGATCCGGGATTCGTAACCCTTGCGCGTTAGTTCAGGAAGATCCTGAACCAAATTCTGCTGCTCAAGTTCCTTAAGATCGCGCTGCAATTGCTCGTCAAAACTAGTCAGCCAACGGTCAGTAGATAGGTAGAAACCGCCGCGAGCAGTCTTGAGTTCTTCTTCAAGTTGCTGCACGCGCTTAACGGCAGTACTAGCAGTCGTTTCCTTAGGAGCCTCCAAGGAAGCGAATACCGAAGTTCCATCCCCGCCAAAGTAATCGGGGACAACTTCCACTTCATTGGTGACATTGACAAAAATGCCATCGGACGGGATGGCGGCACGCATTTCGCCTTCACCGTCAAAGAACACACGATTAACTCCTGATCATTAAGGGAGTCGATGCGGCCTCGCGTTTTCTTGAGAAGGATTTGATCGAAGTCATTCGCACCGTAGAGCAAAGGCGAACGACCGTCACCCAAATCTCCCGCCACCGCAGCGCGAACTGCGTTTACATTGCGGCCTTCGGGGTTGGAAATAGCGGCTTCAAGAGCGGAAAGAACCGATGCACGCTCTTGGTCATCCGAGATTTGAGAAAGTTTATTGGTGAGATTGCGAATGGTGCGATCAGCACGCGCTGCGCCCATGAAGTTCTCGGTAAGACCCAAACCACCACGCAGGGCCGACCCCGCCATCTTGGTTCCAGTCTCAAGTCCCTTCATCACCACCGAGAACGGGGCTTCAAGCAACATACCTTCAACGGCATTCTTGAAGCGTGCCTCGGAATCCGTATCCGTCTCATCGGATTGGAGCCAAGACAGGTAGTTGTCCTTGGCATTCTCACCTGCCCACGCGCCTACCAAATCGCTCAGGCGACCTGCACGGGGATCTTGGAAGAAGAAGTCAACCGTGGCTTCCTTAACGGCGTATTCAGCCGCTTTAGCCGTCATGCGCGTACCAAAGCCGACAGACTTGCTAGTCCTAGCAAGCCGATCAATCGCGGAAACGTAGCGTTCAACTCGCGAAGGCGTTTGAAGAGCCTTACCTACAAGTTGAAGACCGCGAGTACCTTCAGCAGCGCGTCCAAGCCATTGTGCGCCACGGGCGAGGCGGCTAGCGGTTCCCGCCACCGTAGCCGATTCAGCCATGAATGCGCCGATTTCACCGAAGAGGAGTAGAATCCGAAACCCTCTTCATCAAACATCTGCCCACGAATCAAACCATTAGCATCGCGGGGGACATCCGCACCGAAGAACGCAGCGAGAGAATACGCGCCACGTTCAAGAGAGTTTCCGATGGCGTTGCCCATGTAAAGCGTTCCACGGAACGTCTTACCCATGATGCTGTTATCGCCATCAAACTCGGAAAGCGTCTTAATTCCGGTAAGGCTTTCGACCTTCTTACCGAAATTAGAAATCTTCTCATCAAAACGGTCGAGCGAGGCTTGAGCCTCAGCCGTGTTGAGCGTGAACCTATCCCAAAGACCGGGGCCATCCTCTTGATCAGTAGGCTTAATCGGTTCTTCAGGAGGCTCGATATAGCGAGGATCAAGCGCATCGACCTTGGACGGATCCAAGTTCAGGGACTTATTCGATTGACCCAAAAAGTCCATATCGACTTCAGGGTTGTCAGTAACCTGAACAGGCTTCGGATTCGGATCCATATTGAAAGGATCGAACCGCTTCTTAGGCAAGCCAGTTACCGGATCGATTTCATCGGTGAATGCCATAGATACTCTCAGTTATTAGCCTTGCGGCTAGTGGGGGATCCGCTGAGGGTGAATGCTTTAGGAGTCGAGCGACCGTTCAAACGACGGTGCAAAGCGTGCTGCTTTTGAGCGTAAAGTTTAAAGACATCGAGATCTTTGAAGGTTTTACCTTCAACTTCACGATCATTCAGTTCCATGCCTGAAAGTTTTTCAAATCGACCAATCCGGGGATCGTTGGCGGCAATAGGTGCATCCAAGTCCCAAATAGCCTTGAAGTCTTCCCAATCAGTTCCGTGATGGGTGTTAGCCATTTTAGATTTTTGATCTGATCTAAAAGCATCATAAGATCCGTCCTTAAAGGCTGAGGAAGGTACACCGACAAAGGAGTAGACTTCCGCAACGAAATCAGTATTGGGGTTAGGGACGGCGGTCTTAAATGCGTCTACTAGAGGCTTAAACGAAACCCCGTCACGGCCAAACAGATGCCGTGTATACAACGCCGTGCGGTAATTGTCTTGAGGAATGCCCAAGTTCTTACTAAACGTGCGCTCTCCGAAAACCGCTCTATCGATAGCGGATGCTTCTTTAGGCTGATCTTTGTAAAAAGATAGATTTACAATAACTCCAAGAGGCCCAACCCGCGCACCGCTTACTTCGTGATCCATTTTAGCGGGAGTACCGTAGACCCCCAAATCCACGGATTCCTCAATCGCTTTGAAAACAACGTCGCGATTAAAGTCTTGATATGGGTAATTATCTCCACTAAAATTCCAGTTGTTAGAAAAAGGTTGGTACTTAGCATCAAGGTTGTAATCGAAAGCCGTTTGAGGGAACTTAAGAGCATCTTCTCCGAGGAAGGTTGAAGTAGTTCTAAGGCTAGCAAATGGGTCTTCAGATTTTTCAGCATCGGTGAGTTCATTCAACTGCCGAATGTTGCGGTAAACCTGACGCTCGTTTACAGTCTGTTTTAGAACCTTGTTGGTATCAACGGGGCGGGACTCAGCGGCAGGGCGTGTTTCAGCGGCAGGACGGCTTTCAGCGGCAGGGCGGCTTTCAGGAGCGGCTTCTGAAGCCAAGATATCTCGCATAGTTCTGCCATGATTGGAACTGTAAAACGATTCATAGGCTCTTTCAATAGCCATCGAAAAATCATTTTTATTAGAAAGAGTTGCTCCACCGCCTTTAATATGGCGGTAGAAAGCAGGATTCATCATAAATTGTTGCCGACCTTCAGGTGTTGAAAAATCAAATTCTTTAAAAAGTTCAGCAATTTGAGGAACGCTATCTTTCACTTCATCAAGCATTTCGGTAAGACTCAATCCAAATTTACCTCCCGGAGCATTTGGATCTTTATCGAGAATTACCATAAGTTTTTCAGTAAGTGCTTTAGTGAGTGCTGCATCAGCCTCTCTAGGACTCATTGAAATAGCGAGGTGAGGCCGCCCTTGATACGCTTGTTGCAAAGCGTTTGTTGCTTCACCGAAACCGTATTTATCTCTATATTCCGCAAACCAATCATTTACTTCGGCTGCGACTAGATTTTTATTGGGGCTGCTTTCCCATTTAGAAAGAGTTTCAAAACCCCTTTTAATGATTTTATCTCGATCTTCTTGGCGATACTGTTCAACACCCTTATCAATGACTGACCATTCTTTTTCGTACTTAGCCTTGGCCTCAAAAATCTTCTGCTTCTTTTCAGCAACAGAAAGTTTCTCATCGGCGTTGATTACTCCAATTTGATTTTGGAATCCGATGTAAGTTTGAGCGTAGAGTCTTCCTGCAATTTCTGCATTAACAGTATCTACAATTTTTTGCTTATCTGTATGCAGTTGATAGAAGAAAGTAGAGTACTGCCCCTGATTAACAAGGCGTACAAGACCCGTGGATATATCCAACGGGCTTGGCTGTGAGGGATTCTTGATCGCAGCAAATTTCTGCTTTGCGTCCTGCAATTGATCAAGAAGAGCCGCCCTAGTCACGGGATCCGGATGCTTATTGATTTCCGCTTCGGCCTTAGAAATCGACGGTTCGTTGATCTCTCGACCTGCTTCCCGGATAGCAATCTGAGCCGCATCGGTTTGCGGATCAAACTTAATACCTTTAATTTTCTCAATGCGAGCAGAGAGTTGGACAATTGAGAAAGGATCTTTACCTTTGTAGTAACGCACCATAGATCCCGAGATGCCGGGAATCTCTCCCTTGTTCGCCGCTTGCTCCATTTCATCCATCAACTGCTTGGCTGAAATGTTTGGGTTATCGAATACCTTTTGATCGAGGATTCGATTAAAGGTGCTTACATTCTCGTCCTTATTTGCAGCATCGGAGACCGACTTACTGCTGCCCTCTTGCTGCGCCTTAATACGAGCAATCATTGCTCGCGTCTCTACAAGCGATTCACCCTCAGTCATTTCAAGAGAGTAACCCTTGTCTTCATTAGCCTCGTAGGCTGCGGTCACATACTGATTAGCAATATCAATATGGCCGTTATTGGCTAGGGCAATAGCGGTAGTGGCGATTCTGTTCGTAAGTGCGCCTTTAACATTCCCCTCAAGCCCCGCGACCATTCGCCCCTGCTCATCGAGAATTGTCTTGCCAACAAGAGATTGAATCAATTCTTCTTGCTGTTCAGGGGATTCAATAGATGCGGCTTTAGGAATAGCAAACTTAGCGAGGTTAGCCGAATAGACGGCTTCATTGTGCTTTGCCCGGATAGTTCCTTCGGTCAAAGCAGCCTTAGCCTGATAGGCTGAAAGCGTAGACCCCGCAAGGTTCCTAATCCCATTACGGATGAGCGGTACATCCCCGTACATCTGATCGTATTCAGGGATCGTTTCGCTGTAGACCTGCTGAATCCTACCCACGATATTCGGAGGGGGATTGATCTCACCCTTGTCATTGATCAGGGGCTTTTCAGATTCTTCCTTGACAGCCGCAGCCAACTTAGTTTCAAGATTGGAAATAGCGTGCTTAGAAACCTGCTCCGCAAACACACGGGTTTGGACAGGGCCAAGCGACCTAAGCGCAGTTTGCTGCTCAGGGGTCAAAGAACTGATCATCTCGTTGTAGGTCTTGTAGTTATTCTTCAACGAAGATTCCACAACCGCACCTGCGAGATCACCCCCTTCCGTGGAAAGACGATCCTCAGAAGCCTTTACATCGGCTAGGTAGCCGACGAAACGATTCAGCGTTGAAGAAAGGTCTGTGAAGTCAACTACATTTCTAAATTGATTCTGATACCTAAGAAGGTTAGAAACGTCATTGAACCCCGCATTCGCCGTCGAGAGAGGGCGAAGACCGGGATCTCGGATAGTGGATTCAGGTGCTACTCTGCGTCGTGGAGCCATAGGTTATTTCCCCGGTGCGAAACTAAGTCCATAGCCGCTAGTAGTTCCCTTAGGCATCAACTGAGACCCGCTAGAGCCAAGACGGTCAAACGTCGCTCCCGCCATATATCCTTGCGCTCCTGCCGAGGCTGCGCTAAGAACCGTCCCAAGCACGCCCGGACGTTGAGCGGGAACATACATACCGCTGACCAAGCGACCGCGAGTCTGAAGTTCGACTGCTCGACCTTCCTTCTCAGCGGCGTAACGGGCAAACTCCATCTGACGGATGGTGGAACCCGTGACTTCAAGTTCCTGTTGTTTGATGGTGGTGAGCAGTCCTTGGAGGCTCTGACCGCTAACCCCGGATTCCCCGGCAGAAGTAGCCATAAACCCAATCAAACGTTGAGCATCCTGATGGGCAGAGTCGATCTCCTTATAGGCTGCTTCTTCTTGCTCGCTGATGCGCTTACCAAGAGCGGTGTAGTCCGAGATCATGGCTTCTTTAGCCATGTCGGCATTCAACTTGGAAACCATGTTTCCATAGGCATCTTGGGCCTTGGCGTTGATCCCGGCTTGAACGCCATTGGCTACAGACGAGGCTACGCCAATCCCCCTAGGATCGCTGATGTGGTGCTAATCGGCTCACACATTACTTCTTCCTCAGTATGAAAAGCAGAAACGGAAGTTTCTGATGCCCATACTCCGGTTCAAGATGTACGAAATCAGCCCCCACCCAATCTAGCCATCGGATGTGAGTCATGTTCCGAACATCGACCCAATTATACGCAATTTCTTTATTCTTCATCAGCCGTGTTAGCCACGGCTTAGATTGCTTCAGGAAGGCATATGGGGCCGACTCAAGCCACTTGGTAGCCAACATCCACACTACGCACGAATTCGGCGTAGAGCCTTCCACAGCCCCGAATACAATCTCAGCCTGACCGTTAACGAGGACTACATAAGTAGTGAATGAGTACTTCCAACCAAGGCTAATAGCCATTTGGGGGTTGAGGCCCGACCCCGCTAGGATCTCATCCTTGTCCTCTTGTCGGAGGCGATCCCCCAACCCGATGAGATCCTTCTTCTTGGCCCGACGAATCACTACATCGGGTAGCGGCCTCCGCGAACATTTAGGAAGAGTTCCCATTCGACTCCAGTAAAGAAAGCAGGATAGATGCTTTCATTGATAAGGCTAATCCTAGCCTTTTGGTTGTGCTTAAAGATGGCTACACGCACGTTACCCGTGTAAGTCCCGCCCGTAGCCACCCCGTTGGCTTGATCGATGGCCGAAGGATACGCGAAATCGAAGTCCGTTAAAGGGCTTGTTTCCGTATTTGTGGCTTGAAGTTGAACTTCAAACGAACGGGCGTTGTTTACATGGATGTTTGCGTAACGGATCTGCACCCGACCGGACATGATCGGCTTGACCCCATTACCCGCCCGACCCGCTTCCATGATCTGAACCTCACCAAACTGATTAAGGAATTGGTAGGTAAAGCCGATCTTGAAGGAAGTGTAGCCGCTTGTGTTTCCGGTGACGATGATGGTCGTACCACCGCCCGATGACCCGGATGGGGTAGGGCTGATGTAAGTACCACCGTTGGCCGGGGAGGCGCGGTCAAACCCGTAGTCATGCGACTTGTGCTGACTACAGGAAGTTCCTCACAGCCCAAGGTATTGGACTTGTATCCAACCACCTTGATACCCGAAGCGGTTCCGGGGAACGAGTACGCAGGGATCGAAATCGTAGTTTGATTCAACCCTGCGTTGTAGGAAGTGGTCACCTGAGAAGCGTTTACACGCCGATCAAGGTAGATGTTGTAGGCGAACCCCGGTTCGATCAAACCGTCACCTAGGGTAATCCGCTCGATGTTGTTGGTGTAGTTAGTGTTAGTAGCCCCACCATGCGCGGATACGAAGTAAAGGTAGTTATCGAAGAAGTAGCCGCTTTGCCAAGTGGAATCGGTAGAAGTCCACTTACCCCAACTTGCTTGAATCTTCTCGTTGTTGGCCCAACGGTACTTGTAGACGTAAGCGTCCCCACCGTTGATAGCCGCGAGCATTTCAAGAGAAGTGTTGATTGCAAAGACCGTAGGGGCTTTGGGGATGTACGAAGGAACGTTTGCAGTAATTTGGTTTACGTCGAACGTCTCGTCTCCCGTGCGGTACATCTCGTTAACGTGGAGGAATGACCCGTTATCTGTGGCGAATAGAGCCACCCTTCCGGCAACGGTGGGGCGGCAATACGGATAGATGTTGTATTCAAACGTCGGGCTGACCGAAACATATTGGATCGAGAAGATCGGATCAGCCGTAAGCCTGAAGATCGTTTTATCGGAGAAAAGGAACAATGAGTCTTCAAACGGCACAAGCCACCGAAGAGTAAAGTCCTTGTTGTGTGTAACGTCGATATCGACGATATCGGAATCAGGGTACGAGCGAACGGTGGTTCTGAAGAAGTTGTAGTACGAGTTGGCTTCAGAAGCAATCAACGAATACCCGGAGGCTACCATCAAACGGTTACGGAAGAAGGTGATATCGCTAATCGTTTGTCCGATAAAGGACGGATTAGGATTAGTGGTGGTATCACCCGCTGCTCGCGTATTCCAAGTAATTGTGTCAATAGTGAAATACTGGATCACACCATTTACATTACGAGTAGGAGTGACCTTGACAGGCATCGTAGACCCGTCAATAGTGGTGGCCGTAGATGGGGCAATGGTCTCATACCATTGACCCTTCTGCATATAGGTGGATGTGGTGATCGTGGAATCCTTACGGAACTCCACCCAGTAATCATCCTCAGTCTCCCCTGTATCCGAAGTGATCTTGATCCTGAAAAGATCCTCGGCAATGACCGGAAGATTGGTGACCCGAGAGGTGCTTTTGAACAGCCCAATCAGCCCTACATCGCCAATCGAATCCGTGCAAGTTAGTTCTCTAATCGTGTAGTTACCGATACCCGCAATAAGGGCCACGGATTGCTCGGAATCCTTGATGATATCGAGGCGGTTAGCACCCGCTGTATTGATACCTGCCGTAGCGCAAGCGGTGGCAAACTTACCCAAGAGACTATTAGAAGCACCTACGCTTCCAAGAATCTCATTGGTCTTAATCGAACTAAGTTCACCCGCAGCAGCCGTAGTACCGTCCCAAGTCTTACAGGTGGCTACAACCGTGACATCGGACGTACCATTGTTTACGACCATGCGGATCGTGTAAGAAGCCTTGTACGCCCCTTGCTTAAGGAACAGCATCGACTTGTTAGCCAACGTAGCCGAAGTCGTTGCAGCCATCGCCACCGTCTTGGTGGTGTTGAGCAGGAAAGTCGTATTGAGAACCGTTAGAGACTTGATTGAGTTAGCGGTATCCGCAACCCCGTTCAAGTAGTTAGACGCTGCTCCGGTAATCGAGATCGGATACGCCTTACCATCGTAGGAATTGATCTTCGCCGTCATCGCATATGAGGGCGAGGCTCCGCGATTAAGCGTCAGGATGAACCGCTCAGATGGGCTGTAGTCGATGAAAGCCACATGGGGCTTGTAGCCATCTACAACCGTCTGAAAGTTGCTAATACCGTTGTCTTCGACGAGTCCTAGAAACTCGCTAGGCGGTCGCTTACCCAACCCTTCCGATGGGAAGTTGGTGGCGTTGGTTTGGATATGAGCCTGACCGGGGAGGCGGTTATGCTCGGCCTGCTGCGATACCCCGCCCAAAAGAGAGGGGTACTGAGCGATTAGGTAACTCATTAGTAGGGGAACCTATCCAAAGGCCCATACCCACGCCAAGTGATTTGGCGGGAGTAGTTATTGTCAAAGACCGTGTAATCCGCTTCATCACCTTCGCGCTGCTCCAACTGCCCACGGGCGCGTTGCTCATCTTGAAGGGTGAACATATGGGTGACTTGATTGGGGAGGTAGCGATCCGTGAAGATACGCGCAGCCCTAACGGTGATGTAGCGGCGTGCGACTTCCGGGAGATCCGTCCAATCAAGGATGATGATCTGATTGAGATCAATATCGGAGGTAAAGGTATAAGTCTGAGAAGACAGGTTATACAGTTTACCGTTACGCATGGTCAAACGATCAGATGACTTCATGCTCGGCTCTACCCAAAAACATTTGTGGGTAGGGTGATTTGACTAGCAACAGGCGTGTAGGTGACATCCTTCTCGGTGTTGAAGTGCCACCCTTCCGTCTGAACTTCCTTAGATACTTCATTAAGGATGGCAACAGCAGCCTCAACGTCGGCGTTTCCCGTTGACGTATACGTCGTGACGGGCAACTCTCCGATAGCGGAAAGAACTGTGTTAACGGCTTCAAGAAACGTGGAAGCAGAGTAGGGCATAAAAGAACTCACGGGAGCCGTAGCCCCCGTGAGTGATTGTATCCGATTTACTCGGATCAGTAGGAAGCGGTGGAAGTGCCGTTGGTTCCAACAGCAGTCGCTTCTCCCACAGTCATGCCAATCGTTCCCGACGCAGCGTCTTCGCAGACCGCAATCGCGCATTCGGGACGAAGGACTTCCTGACCAACCACCTGCTTGGTAACAAGCAGATCGCCCTGATACTCGATCATGTACTGGGCTTCGGTGGTCATTCCCTGCCATTGAACCGCCGCGAGGCAGTCCTGATGCCACACAAGCATTTGCAACTTAGTGACATTCGCAGAGTAGTCGTTGGCATCGGGCGTAGCCATACTCGTCGGACGGTTCGTCGTGTCAGAAATACCGGGAACAGAGTTGTACGGCTTACCCGCAGCAGTCTGACCCGCGAACAGCGCGAAGTTCGTTTCGACGATTGAGATACCCGCGACCTTGAGAATCGTATTCGGCCCCGCATCCAACGAACCGTTAGCACCACCAAGATCCTTGTTAATCAGCGAATAAGAAGAAACATTCGGATTCAAAGCGATCTTGTAGAACAGTTCAGGAGGAAGCGCAGCCCAACGACCCGTCTTCGGGATGTTCTTTTCGTCCATCACGCGAGCGCAGGTAAAGAGGGCTTCAACGATATCTGCCGTAGTGAGATTGGCGTAAACGGTTCCGGTGGTCACGATATGACCGCGAACCAACGAGTTGCCATACGACGTACCAAGCGTGGCAAGACCATACTCGGTATCGTAAGCACCACCCGCAGTACGAGCAGCCTTGAGGATAAGCGAGAACAACTGCTTATCGCGGATGTACGCCATCGCGAGAGCCATCTGACGGGTGTACTCAGAACGCGCATCAAAGTGCGTAAGCGACTCTTCCAACTTGTCGATGAACACCGACGAAGTGAGAAGGCGGTCAAGCGCAATCAGACGCTCGGTCTGCTTAAACGAGTTGAGATAACCCGAATCAAGCATCAGGCTTTCGCCCGGAGTGTGATACTTAGCAGTCGCGCTCGTAATGAGCGGGAACTGCACAGTTCGCGTACCGGGGGCAACCGAACGATTACGAACCTTGTTGATAAGAGTGGTTTCGTACTCAAAGATCTTGATCACTTCGCCGGAAAAGATCTTAAGAAGGAGGGCGCGAATATCGCCCGTTCCCCCGCTTTGTCCGGGAAGATTAACAGCAGTAGCAGCCATGACACAACTCCTTAAAAAGGAGACAGAGGGTAGAGTTTTTGAACGCCTCTACCCTCCTGATCAGAAGTTGTCCTACCGAAGCAGGGCTACGACGGAAAAGGTAGCCGTTCTGCTATTAAAATAACAGAGCGGCTTTCTTTTGTCAAATACGAGAGATACGCACCCGCTCCATAACCTCTTGGCGATAGTCAGGATCGGAGTTGTACCGGGGATCCTTCATCGCAAGCACCATCGACTGATGCGAGTTAAACGGCTTCAAACCCGCTTGGGAAGTCTGATTACCCGTCACGGTGCGCTGAGGCCCGGAGTTGGAATCAAAGCGAGACTTCAGGGCATTGATGGCAAAGGTGACCTGAGCATCGTCACCCGAACTCATGGCCTTGTTATAGGCAGCAACCTCACCTTCGGAGAAGTTCTCAGCCGCCCATGCCACCATCGTGTTGTACTTATCAGCCCCACCCACCATGCCCAAATACTTATCTTGGGTGGTCTGAGCCTGAGCCTTTTGCCCTGCAATGAAGGCATCAACGAGATCCTTAGGGATACCCTTGGATTCAAGTTCCTTATAGGAACCTTCGCTCAAAGCCCCCTTCTCCGTGAACTCCTGAGTGAACTTGGAGAAATCACCCGCATTCTTGATGGGCGGGGTAGTGGGAGTTTCAACCTTGGGGGCTTCAGGAGCCTTACCGGACATACGCTTTTCAAGTTCAGCGTAAGCCTTAGCCAAATCCTCTTCGGAAGAGAACTTCTCAGGAAGCCAATCAGGACGGTTCTTACCTTCAGTAGACGGGGCAATCGGTTGTTCCGGGACTTCGGAACCACCAATGCTAATCAGTTCACCGGACATTCAAACTCCTACTATTGTTGAGGTTGTTGGGGGAACGCTTGCTGTGCATAAGCGTCCGACATGACCTTGGAAACATTACCCGCGACAGGGCCAACGCCCTTCATAACGGCTTGTTGCATCATGCTCTGCTGATTCTCAGCCTGAATCTCCTCGTCCGTCTTGATGAGATTCTTCCCATCCAAACCGAGAGAAGAAAGCATACGCCTGACAGCCTCGTCCACCTTCACGCGCTGCGCGAAGATCTGAGGGCCAAACGTACTTTGCATAACGCTGAAGAAGATCTGAAGTTTATTCAAATCATGTCCACGCCCGAGAGCCTCGACCCCCGTAACAACGAGAGGCTTGACCCCGGTCTTCGGGAGATTGGGGATATCCCCACTCTTCTTGAGACGGGCGAGGATGCGGCGAAGCAGGGGCAACTGCCATTCTTGGGCCAAGACCGAGTACACGCCACCAAGGGCTTCCTCAAGTTCCTGAGCCATATAGCGAATCTCTTCGGCAGTAACACGTTCAGCGTTACGCTGCACAGAAGAGTTAAGCAAGAAGGCTGAAGCCAAACGAGTGCCGATAGAAGCAATCGTTTCACCCGCCACACGGAAATCATTGAACTTCTGCACCTGAAGGAACGTGACATCTTCAGCGTGACCGCTGATGATGGCCCCGTTCTCAGCCTTAGCAAGATCAGCGCGGCGCGTCGTTCCATTGGGCCGCACCATCATCACAAGACGGGCAGCAGCGGTGGAGCCTTCAACGATAGCCTTAGTCAGACCCTCAAGGGATCGGAGATCCCCAAGGTATTCTTCGACAAAGGATCGTCCATAAGATTCCCCGGCAATCGCAGAAAGGCGTAAGGGAATCCAAGGGAGTTCGTCAGCCTTGTGCTTGCCGCGAGTGCCGGGGATTTCCTTACTAGTGCCGATCATCTGATAGGACATGAACGTGTCCGCATCCTCTCGATGCACACAAGTCCAAATGTCCACCTCTTCCTTATCCTTGAACTCAATATCGTTCTCGACGAACTCCTTGAGATCAGGGGGAAGAGCATCCTCAGAGACGCATTCCTTGGTCACGATCTCCGTGACGTTACCCATACCATCGCGGGTAACGCAGTATTGATCGAGACGGAAGATACGAATACCTTCCTTAGGAACGTGAAGGAGGACGTTTCCGGCAACGAGGAGATGCTTGATGGCTTCAAAGAAGACCACGCGCATCCCGCTAGATTCGATTGTTTCATTTACCTGACGTTCAATGTTGGAGAGAGAAGCCTCGATCTCCGATTGAATGTTAGGTTCCCCCATCGCTGAGAGTTCAGCAATAATCCGATCCTCGACCTTCAGCCGGAAGAACGGAGAGTTGGGAGGAAACAGGGCTAGAAGAAGTTTGGAGGCGAGGTTGTTGACACCTCGCGCCCCAAGCCCTTGGAACGGCGTAGTAAGCCGCTCGGTATCCGTGAATCCATCAGGAGGATACAAGGCAGGAATGGTCAGCGAAGCACATTCCTGAGCGCGGTCGAGATACGACTCGCGCTTCGTCATCATGTTCATCCATTTGTTGGAAATGGATTCATATTCATTTTCAGACATTGATAGGACTCATCGCACCGCCCATGTTCAGATTGTTCATCTGCTTCACGGGAATGCGGAGGCTTTCAAACCCCTTACCTTCGTTAGCCTTCGGCTGAGTAGAAATAGCCATAGCCGATGCCTGAGGCGCACCCGGAGGCGGCGGGGGCGGGGAGGAGGCGGTGGAATTTTAGGGGTAGCAAAGCACATATCAAGTCTCCAAGGTCGAATGCCCATTATGCCATGAGTGAAGAAGTTGAATAACGGAGCGGATACCCGCCTCGAAAAACACTTCATTCATCTCGGCATCCCCCGCATAACAAGTTTAATCAACTCTTGGTGGTTGTCCGGGAACGCCTGATCAAGGGCGATCAGGAGTTTTTGGGGACTGGGGGGTAGATGTCGGCGGGTTCCATAGTTTCACTTTCTTGTATTTGTACTCACCGGGGCGCAGGATTCGGGCGCATCGGGCTTGAGCAATAGCGTCATCTTCCGTCAGCCCCTTGGCAATATAGGCTTTAAGAACAGCCGCCCATTGGTTCTCTTCCCCGACCACCCCTTCAAGGATGTCATTGGCACGTTTCTCACCGATGCCGGGGCATCCGGGATAGCCGTCCGTTGAGTCCCCGATAAGGGTTTGAGTATAGAAGAAACGGTCTGCCGATGCAAGATCCGTCACCCGGAGCGTGTTCAGCCCCGGATGGAACAACTTGCCGGGAACCGAGTACAAATCCTTATCTTCCGTAACCATGACCATCTTCTTGGAATGCAGCCCAAGCAGGTCGTCCGCTTCAAGACCGTCTTCCATCAGGGTAGGCCATCGGTCTTTTATCTTCTCGATTAGAGAAGCGTATCCGACAGGCTTCCGCTGTACCCGATTGCTCTTATAGCCGGGGTAAACCTCCTTACGGAAGTTATTCCTAGACGAAAGGGCCACGGTCAGTACCCCAAACCTACGCATGATTACGGGTTCAAGGAGTTGAGTGAAGATTCGATACGCTTCTTCCACATCCGTATGGATGGTGAAGAGATCATCCCCCCAATCAATCTCCTTCTCAGCTGCCGCTGCCGCCCTATAGGCGAACAGATCCCCATCAATAATCGCAGCCATTAGTGAGTCTCACTCCAGTTAGTGCCCACTTTGCTATCGACAGCCAAAGGGCAGCGGAAGTTCAGGATAGCGGTAGTTTCTTCAATAGAGATCTTCGCGATCTCACGAATCCGATCAACATCCTTCTCCCTGACGTTGAACTGAATCTCATCATGGACATGAGCCACCTGTTTAAACTCAATAGAGTTGAGTTTCAGGTACTTGATCATGGTAACCGTAAAGGTTTTCACGATCACAGCCTCAGCGGCCATGAGTAAAGTGTTCAAAGCAGCGTGTTGCGAGCGGATCGGGAGCCTTCTCTTATCCAATCCAGTAAGGAAGCCTCGGTTAGAGACCACCTTCTTGATCAGATTGACCAAGGCATTCAAGGCGGGAAGCGAATTAAGGAACTTATTCCTCAACGCTTTACCCTGAGCAGCCCCACCCTTCACGATTGTGCCTAGTTTTGCATCACCCGCCCCGAACAAGAAGGCGTAGATGAAGACCTTGGCATCATGGCGTGTGGGAAGCCCCGCAGCCTTCTGATTAGCCGTGTGAATGTCCCCGCTCAGGATCTCTTTGACGTAGGAATTATCGTCATACAGAGCCATGTAGTGGGCGAGGCAGCGGAGTTGAAGCCCGGAGCAGTCAATGCCCATGAGTTTCCACCCATCGTCTGCAACAAACAGTTCACGGTACTCAGGATCTGAAGGGATCTGAGCAAGGTTAGGGTTCCGATGGGCGCAACGAGAAGTCACCGTACCTAGGGTGATGACCTCACCGTGTAGCCGCCCATTCCGGGCTAACTTCATCCACGCTTGATCGCCTTCAGCCAGTTGACCAATGCGCTTTTGGACGAGAAGAAACTTCGCAGCCAACTTAGCCTCAGGCCATTCAAGCGCATCGAGGGTAGATTCATCTACCTTGGGCAGTCCCGTCTCGCTAAACTCCTTAGGCTTCCAATCGTACTTCTCGATCAGCCTTGCAGCGATCTGTTGCCGAGAGCCGGGGTTAAACGGCTCATGCTTCACCTTGGTCTTCATCTGAATGACCTTAGGCGGGAAGGCTTCTTGCAATTGCTTGGTGATCTCTTCTCGTTCAGCAACCAACTTGGCATACAACGTAGCCGCCTTGGTGGTGTCGAACTTGAAACCGTTCTCGGTCTGCACCTGAATGGCCTTGGCAAACTGCTGCTCAAGTTCCATAGCGGTAGATGCAGGACTGAGGTGCTTATATAAAGCCTCTGTGACCGCGAGATCCTGCAAACAATACAGGAGCATCTCGGTCGAGACCTCAGACCAATCGGTACGGTTATCGCCGTAGGAATCCTTCTGACAACGGAGGCGATAGCCCCATGCCTTGAGGGTGTGAGATCCCCAGTTGACGGAAGGAATCGCTCGCTCAACCGAATCAATCTCAAACCGATCCGGGTAGCAGAGGCGAGCGGCGATCATCGTGTCAAAGGTTTGATGCAGTTCAGGAACTTTGTATCCTGACTTGGCAAGGTATGGGTAATCAAACCCAATAAGGTTGTGTCCTACCACATCGGAGCATCCGCAGATGAACTGCATGACTTCTTCGATGGAGGTCACCACAAGTTCCCAACCCGTGAAACGGAACTTGGCTTCCTTGATTACTTCGTTCCCTAGAGACATGGTGTGGGGAGCAAGCCCCAACATCATTAGATTCTTAGCAGGGATACGAACACCAACACAATGGATGGTTGTTCCATTGTGGAGTAGACCATCAGTTTCGATGTCTACAAACACAGCGTTGTTGTTGATCATTCATCATCGTCCTTTGTGGCTGTCCGCAGAACGTGAGCGGAGTTGACGAGTATAGGCTCGGTAAAGTATTCAGGGTGAAACTTATCAAGATCTGAAATTAAAGCGTTAAGGTGTAGCCACAACTTATCGCTGTATTTCCAGTCTTCCTTTGTTCTATCTTTAAATGCTTTCTTTTCTGATTCGGAGAACGCTTTGACTATGATTCCTATTCTTTCAAAGTGTTTGAGTCTGTTAGATAATGAAACGTAATAGTCGATATCGTCCATTGAGGAGGGATGGTAGCCGATTACGATTCGGGTTCAAGAGGGGGTTCGATAAATCTTGGCGTACCGTTGGGGTCGTAAGTCCAACCGGGAGAGCAAGGCTCGTTCTCCTCTAGTTGTACGGTTGTGAAGCCGTCGAACAAGTTATCACCACCGCCCCAAATCACAATATTGACCACTACGTTTTCGGAATTAATAACAGCCCATGTCATTATAAGAACTCCCAAAAGAAAGTGGCAAAACCTGATCCACCTTTACCACCCGCTCCTGAAACGGATCCGGCAAAACCTGCTCCACCGCCACCGCCACCACCTGTACCGCGCCAACCGTCGCCACCGTTTCCACCATTGCTAACGGCAGTTCCGCTACCGCCGCTTCCGTACCCGCCTCCGTGAATACTCAAAAAACTAATTGCTCTAAGGTAGGCGCAGAAGTGAAACTATTTACCCAACTATTTACCATATCGCCATAGTTTTCAAAAGATGAACGTCCGTTCAAACTAAAACCTTCATTACCTCCCCTGCTTGTGAACGCGAACCTAAAAAATTAGGAGGTTCCCAAGATTGCCATGCTTGGTTATTTTTCCCCCACCACCACCACCACCCATAATCATTACAGGGCCACTTGGATAGTTTTTACCTCCAAAGTCAAGAGTTCTAAATCCACCACCACCTGTTTGACCCGCAAGTCCAAAAACCCCGGAAAATTTCCGTCGTTAGCAGTTCCCCCTCCTTGGCCTTGCGAGCCGCCTGCGGTACTTGTCCCGCCGCTACCACCTAAACCTCCCGATGCATTAATAGTATAAGTCACACTTCTGTTATGGTTAACCTGAAATGGAAAAGTAATTACTGTTGTTCCACCCATTCCCCCACTTGTACCACTACCGGGATCTGTGGATGTACCCGCTCCCGCCGTCCCACCCGCTGCAATAGTTACATTAAATTTTGTTACATTTATTGACGCAAGCATTTTTAGTGGGAGTCTATATCGGTAGTTTGCGGCTGCGCTGCCACCTCCACCGCCACCTCCCGAAGTAGTGGCAGACGCAAATCCACCGCCGCCCCCGCCTCCACCACCGCCTGCAATTAAAATGGAAACATGAGAAGCGTCGTTAGGTGGCGTCACAAATTGAGAGGTATAAATAGTCTGAGTGTACATCGGCCTTCGTGGCAACGAAGAGCCTTCACCCCAACCTGTAAATAGACCGTTATTCATATCAATAAGTCGCGCTGAAAACCGTTACATGGAAGGTTTCAGCATTGTGAGTGGTTGCGTAAAGTATGGTGTCTTGAGACGAACCATTTCTACCGGGGAGGACAAGTCCATTAAACCCTGAATAGAATCCTTGAAAAACTGGAGTTACTGCCGTCGATAGTGTGTTTGTAGAGATAATCATTTCACCCACTAATCGCTTAGTTGTTCCCCCATCTGTCGAAATGAAAAAACGAATTGCTCCCGAAGCGTTGGTTACCGTCGAGCAAATGTTTATACCTAGAATTCGTTTGCCAACACCTGACGCTGCCGAAGCACTCGGGCCAATAGCAATTTGGACAAACGTGCCCGAACTTCCATCTCTGCTTGTATTGGCTGTATTGAGAACAGAAGTTTCAATGACAGGTGCGGTTGAATATTGAGCAGACGTAGCCATTAAATGATCCCCTGATTAAAGAGAACAAAGTCAGGAACGGATCCACCGCCGCCCCCACCTGAGTTAGCAATCCATTCCAGTCCAGTCGCCGTAGATGGATTAGCCGAAAGAATGTAACCGCTTGTCCCCACGGGCAAGCGCGTATCCGCAGACGCATCGCGCACCAAGATGTCGCCCTTGGTGGTGAGCGCAGACGAGAAGGTTGCCGTTGCCCACGACACGCCGTTGGCGTTTGCAGAGTCGGCTTTCAAAAAGTAGCCATCTGTCCCTACAGGAATTCTAGTTACAGCCGAAGCCGTCCTTCCCAAGAGGTCACCCTTGGTAGTCAGCGTGGAGGCTGCGACCTTGGTGTCAGCATATGCTTTCGTAGCGGCGTCCTGGGCGTTGGTGGGATCGGCAACCTGGGTGATGGCGCGGTTGGTTGCATCCATTCCGTAGGCGGTAAGTGTGCCCAGGTAGCTGATGTAGCATCGTGCTGTCCCCGAGCTATTTTGCATTTCAAACGGGTTCACCGATTGTGACCCAGAATTCTTGACGACAAGGGCTTTGAAGTCGCCTCCGGGAACGATTACGTTGCGGGTTGATGAAGCGGGATCGACGAAGATGTACTTTGTGTGGTCATCGTCAGCCAATCCAGTCAAGGCACCGTGATCGGTAACACCACCAGTATTTGCTACCCAAGCGAGACCCATTGTTGCTGTTGAATCAGCCGAAAGGATTTGACCGTTTGTTCCTACGGGTAGGCGAGCAAGGGCAGAGGAAGTGCGAGTAAGGATGTCACCCTTGGTAGTGAGAGTAGTCGTCCCACCCTCCACACCCTGAGGGCCAGTAGCACCCGTATCACCCTTGACACCTTGAGGGCCAGTAGCCCCCGTGTCACCCTTGACACCCTGAGGGCCAGTAGCCCCAGCCGCACCTTGTGGGCCTTGAGGGCCATCAGCACCCTGAGGCCCGGTAGCACCCGTGTCACCCTTAACACCTTGGGGGCCAGTAGCCCCAGTCGCGCCTTGTGGGCCTTGAGGGCCATCAGCACCCTGAGGGCCAGTAGCCCCCGTGTCACCCTTAACACCTTGGGGGCCAGTAGCACCCGTATCACCCTTGACACCTTGGGGGCCAGTAGCACCCGTATCACCCTTGACACCTTGGGGGCCAGTAGCACCTGCGGCCCTTGCGCCCCTGCTACACCCTGAGGGCCAGTGCCCTGTGTCACCCTTGACACCGGGGGCCAGTAGCACCCGTATCACCCTTGACACCTTGGGGGCCAGTAGCACCCGTTGCGCCTTGTGGCCCCTGTGGCCCTTGCGCTCCCGTTGCCCCCACCCCAAGGCGCGACCCATCCGTGCTAGCCGTGTACCAACCATGCCCTGCTTCGTAGTGAGCAAAGTATCCCGCAAGAAGAGTTACCTTTTGCAGGTTTGAAGTAGTCGTCCCATCGTCAAGGTAAATCGTAGCCGTGACGCTAGCCGTGTCTTTATTGTAAATCGTGATCGACTTAACAATATGCTCACGATTAGAAGTAGACGGCGCAGAAAGAACCGTGACTGCGGTTGTTCCGCTAAAAGTTCCGTACTCAACCTTACCCGCGTAGGTAGAGGACGAGTGGTCGCCATATGAAACTTCAAACGTAGGCTGTGTGGTTGCGGGAGCCGCAGCCAACACACCCTTGATTGTGAGAGAAGTAGTATTAAGTGCTTTCATAGGCCGATATCAATCCATTTCATGATATCACCATGAACCGCACCCGACCCACCACCACCACCGCCACCGCCACCCGATGCCGCCCACTTAACACCACCGGGGACGGATGAGTCAGCCGTGAGGACATACCCATCCGTACCCGCAGCAAGGGCAGTAAAGGTGTTCAATCCTGTACCGACAATGACTTGACCGGACGATGTGAAGGTAGTCCTTCCTATCGCCCAGTTACGCATCAGCGTCTCAAGACTGAGTTGATCGTGGCTCGACATGGATATGCTCTGACGCCAAGGTAGCAATCATCAAGGCGTTATTAAGCATTATATCCTCAACGGCCTTGGACACCGCTGCCTTCATTCCGAAGTGGGAATGGATGGTACGGCTGATGCGAACCGACCGATTGCTATTGGCAATAGTAACGGTCACATCATAAGTATAAGTATCGGTTTGGTTGGCTATTGAAGAGATCAACATCAGGAGGCTCCGGGTTAAGGTGGTCTTCTAAGATGAACATGAGGGAGGAACAGGCATGGGCGAGGTGGGCTAGGGCCGATTCAGGATCGTTCCTTTCACCCATTCGGTACGCCTCGATGTGGCGCATGGCAGCAGCCACATACCTACGGCGAAGGTCAGGAACCTTGCGCCAGTTGTCGGGGCCATACTTATGCGCCCCGTAGTTAAGCACCCTTACAGTCTCCTGAAGGGCAAAGACAGGGATGAGGTCATACCTCAACTTGTCGTTATCGGACTTGCGTCCTTCCATTAGAAGTCCTCGGTTTCGGTAGCAGTCAGGGGTTCAGCCGTCTCGCTCATGCGCCCCGTCAAGGAATCGTAGGCAAGGAACCCCGCCACCCCGGTCTCCCCGGTGTACCGATTCTTGAGAATACGCACAGTCGTGATGTGCTTATTGATCTCGTCCTGTTGGTTCCGCTCCAACCCAATGACGATATCGGACAACTGTCCAATGGCGGCAGAGCCACGGAGTTGAGCAAGGGAAGTCTGACCACCCTCTTCGTGTGCCGTACCCGCAGGGCGTTTCAGGTGGGAGACCAACAGGATCCCAACACCCGTACCCTCCGAGATCGAGCGCAACTTGGTCATGGTCTGATCAATCGTCCTACGCTCATCGCCTTCTTCCAACCCGGAGATGACGATGGACAAGTGATCAAGCACAACGATGTCGCAGCCCAACGAAGTACGCATGAACCGCACACGGTTGAGTAGGTTCTCAGGCTCCATCGAACCGAAGTGGTCATAGAACCACACCCGATCCGTGATCACCTTGCCCCATGCATCTTGGAATCCGGGGTACTTATCAGGCTCATCGAGGAAGTGAATCCTCTGCCCAAGTTCCAACCCCACCAACCCTAGGGCAGTCCGATCAACCGACTCTTCCAATGCGATGTAGCCCAACTTCAGTCCCTGCTTAATCAGGCTATACGCAATGGCGCGAGTAAACTCAGACTTACCTACGCCCGATCCCGCACAGATCGTGACGATCTCCCGTGACCGTAATCCACGGGTCATCGCCTGTAGTTTCAGGCAGTCGTACTGCCCTAGGGTAAACGCTTTCTTACGACCATTGAGCAGCGCAAACACATCGTTCCCGTCCAAGATCCCATCAGGACGGTATGCCTTGGCTTGCCATGCAGCCGTGATCACCTCGCTACCGCGCCCCGCAACCAACATATCGTTGGCATCCTTGAGGGGAGAGAGGCGATCTTGCATTTGCCGGGGGCAAACAACTCAGCGCACTTGCGTGCTGCCTCCTGCCCCGGCTCGTCGTTATCGAACATCAGGATAACGGACTCAAACGTCTGCAACCAATCAAGGGATTTCTTGATCGCCTTGACTGCCCCGCTAGCACCAGTAGGGATGCTAACGACGGGCCATTTGTTTGATTGAATCTCCGATACCGACAGCGCATCAATCTCGCCTTCGGTAACGATGACCATCTTTCCCGTATCGCGCCACAGATTCTGCCCATACAACACGGCAGACTTGATGTCGCCAAGGATGATGAAGTCCTTGTTAGGGAACCGCAACTTCTGTGCTACGGGATTGCCTTGACTATCCGTATAGGTGGCAACCTGCACATTCTTCCCATCGAACTGAGCGACACCGTAGCCCCACTTGCGGCAGGTATCCTCGGAGATCCGACGCTTGGTTAACTCAGTAGGAGTAAACCGAATCAGCGCACCGTTGACTTGCTTAGGCTCAGGCTCTCCGGGCTGACCTTCGCCCTTCTCGTAGTACTGACAACCGAAGCAGTAGCCATGACCATCGTCATAGCGTGCAAGGTTATCCTTGCTCCCGCACTTCGGGCAAGGTTCGTGGAACAGAAACGTCGCTTCCTTCTCCTCTTTGAATGACATCTGTCAACTCCTTCAAGTCTTTAAGTCTGACCATTACCACCCAATCGGGTGACTTATTCTCTCGCATTACTACGAACGGAATCTGATTAGGCTTGGCATCCCGGACTGCTTGCGCCATGAAGCGGAGTGCTGCGATAGATTCGTAGAACTTAACTTCACAATGCACCTTAGCCGGGACACCAAGCAAGTCAGCGGAGAACTTTCCGCTGACCTGAGCCGAGCGAAAGGCTTGCCAACCAAGGATAGACTTCAAGGCTTCAGCAGCCTGACGTTCCCCGCGCTTACCTTTCTCTCGACTATTCATCAGAAGTCCACGCTTTCCTCGGAAGAAGTGGCCTGTTCCGGCTGACCTTCGGTGTCCTGATCAGCGGCCTCTTCAGCGGAGAATCCATACGATGTGGGGTCGTTCTTATTGAACCCGCGCTTGAGGTCGATGACTTGCACAGCCTCAAGGATGATCGTCACACCGACACCGATAGCAGGGACGTAAAACCCGCGAGCGACGAACGAAACCTTGACCACAGACCCACCACCGATGCCGATGTCCTCGGTCACAGGGCGAGCGTAGCGGTCGAAGATCACGGGCTTCTTCTCAAACTCACGCCCATCACGGGTCTTACCTTTAGCCTTCATCTTGAAGGAGATGATGACCTTACCCGTGTCCTCACCTTCCTTGGTGAGGTAAGGCTTCATAGGAAGATCGTTCTTACGAAACGTCTTACCCTTCGGCAACGTCGACTGAATCGCAGCGCAAGTAGCAGCATAGACCTTCTCGATCTGAGAGATCAAACGCTTGGACGCAGAATCCTTGGGGTCAAGCAACACCCCGATGGAGTACAACCCATCCGGGGTGAACTTGAAATCGGGGGCTTCGATGCGGGGCCACACGCACGGAGCAGCGGGGGTGACACCCTTGATTTGCGGAAGAAGCGGCTTGTTGTTGGTGTTGTTCATGGTTTACTCAGTCGTACATAAAGTTGCCGATAGGTATCGGGGTATCCGATAAAACATTTAGGCTAATCGGCGGGGCGATGTGCGGTTGTTGGGCGAACACCCATTCAACCGATTCCTTGATGACCTGACGTAGGTCATTAAGGTAATTAGATGTAGTACCAAAGCCATCGTGGATGCTGACGATGGGACGATCCTCAGGCCATGCGCTCACGATCTTGTGGGCGATAGCAGCATCAAGGCTATGGATGAAGTTAGGGAGTAACCCTTCCTTCATTGCTTTACGATCAATGCCGTGCTGCTGCCTGACTTTCTGAATCATGGTCTTGCCATGAACAAACGTAACTACCCGCACCTTCTTTGACTTCCGATAAACCTGTGTAACCGGGAAGCCTGAGGGCGAAGTCCACGTTAGTTCGCGGTCGAAAGTACTAGCAATCTCACGGAACTTATCAAGGGCCACCAAGCAAGAAGGGTACACATTTCTGATGATGTCCCAAAAGATGGAGGCTAAATAAGAAATAACATCTTTGTCTTCCTTATGGAACTTAACGTTGATTGCCCATAACACCTCGTCATACCAAGCGGTGATGACTTCACGGATGGTGTGTTGGGTAGCCCCATAAGGAATAACCATTACTACCCGCTTGGATAAGGCGCGGGGCAGGTGGCCTTTGAATAAGGTGATTAGACGTAGAGCCTTGGGGTTGTCTCGATCAGCACTAAGTCGCTCTACTATCTTAGTGGCTACGTCTAAGTAAATATCCTTTCCTACGCCTACTACGTTGGTGGCTTCAGCAAGGGCATGGTCACGCATGAGTAGCGAGATCATCTGCAACCCATTGCATTTACCATCAACGAACAGGGGGTAGCCACTACGAAACGACGCGCCTTCACGAAGGTAGCGACGCGATTCGTGTAGGTAGCCTAGGGCGCGGATGGGATCGGGGGCATCGGGCGGGAGGTTATAGGCTGAACCATCCCATGCCTTAGTGAAGGCTAGGGAATCGCATCCCAGTAGTTTCTCGCCCCGCTCCCACCACACTTGATCGTCAACAGGCTCAGGCGGGAAGGCTAATAGACCCCGCGCTAGCGACTGGCCTTGGGGATTGAACCCGGATGGGATGGGATACATCCGTCCACGGAAATCGCAGAACCAAGGATAGTAAAACGCTGTCCTTCGCGCCTCGGCAGCGGTGGCGATGATCCGCTGTTCCTCGTACCGATGCTGTAACGAGTTGACGTACCGTTGATGCAAAACTTTCTGACGGATCTCGCTCTTACTATGCTCAAGCACGTTCAAACCAAGGGCTTCTTTCCCTCGATTATCCCCATAAATCCGCACGATTTCATCAAGTGTATGCTCAAGCACACACCAAGGCTGACGCTGTAGCCTGTTAACCGCACGCACCCACAAAGCATTAGGATCAAACACATAATCGTCCACGCCTTTGATCAAGCCACGCAACCGAAGGGTGTTATAACCGCCGTCGTACTGGGAAGACCAGTCGGATGGTAGATTATCCATCACCCCATACCGGGGACGCAGGTACGCCTTCTTCTGAATAGCCTGATCCATCCAGTCCAGTAGTTCCTGACTAGGCACTACCACTCTTGGGGTGGATCGCCGCTTCCGCACGATCTGAAGATCAATCAATCCAGTAGAACAACGGAACAACTCGATGAGCAGCAACCCAATCGAGGCTCTGATCCTGTCGTTATACTGAACTATCTTTATCTCAGACCCGACACGGGATGCGGCGGTGACGAGGGATTCTTGGGTGCGCTGTAACTTGGACGCAAACCTCAATGCTCGTTTACTCAATCCTTGAGCAGTTGTTTCAACCTCAATCATCTTGGCTATGGCAAACGCCAACCGATTAGCGGTCGTTGCCTTGCCTAGGCTATCAAGGATTACCTTGGCAGCGATGGCTGCGCTAGGCAAAAAGCCAAGGGTTTCGATAGGTAACTGAGCGAGGGCGTTAGCCCGAGCGGGGCGTGCATCCTTCGACCAGTCTTCGATTGCTTTAGCATAGTCACTCAACACAACGCTAAGGATCTGACTACCTATCTCTGAGTTAGTCAGGTTCCCATTGTTGATGCGGGAGAGAGCAGCGATTGTTCGCCGCCTCCCTCCGTGACCATTGCTTGCTCATCCATGATGGATCTTGAGCAGTTCCTTGAGCGCAGCATCACGCTCTTCGGTGAACTTACCGGGGTTCTCCCCTACCCTAGACCGCACATCAAGGGCTACCTCCCGCACCCGTTCATTCAGGATGCGGTCGATGAACTCCTGCTGCTCCGGGGTGGCTTTCTCGTACCGACCCGCTGCATTGAACAAGTCGGCCACGATCTCTTCGTTCGTCCATTCATTGATTGGCTTCAAGTTGCTTCCTCGCGTAACGGTTTCTTGCGCGTTTGTTCTGCGCTTCCAAATATGCAGCATACTTAACAGGATCATTCTTAATCCTCATGTATCGAGACTTGTCGGCATCCTTTTTCTTTGCCGTCCATACGGGATCTGCGGTGCTTAATTGCATACCACCTATTCCGTTGTTCCTTGACTTTCTCTGCGTTTCTCATCTTCCACTCCTTCTTACATTTGTTTTTCTTTTTCTTGTAGATATCCCAAGCCAATAGGGTTTTCCTTAACCCTATTCACATACCTCTGCCTCCAGTTCACGACTTATCCAACAAGGATGCCGCCTTCTTCAAGCGTTCCTTGTTCAAGTGAACGTAACGCATGGTGGTGGTGATGTTGCGATGGCCAAGGAACTCCTTGACCATAGCAATGTCAGCCCCGGCAGCGACAAGGCGGGACGCAGCCGAATGGCGTAGGGCATGAGGCACTACGTCCTCTTGTCCACGCATCGACGAGCGTTCGCGAGCAGCCCGGAAGTTCCAGTTCAGGCTGTCCTGAGAGACCCGCCACACCATGACGGGATCCTCCTTGCGGAGTGTGGCAAGGGCTACCCTGGTGAGGGGAACGATGCGGTGTGCGCCGCCCTTGAGGGTACGCACACGGGCGTGGCCATCTTCGATGTCCTCCCACTTGAGGTTAAGTGCTTCTTGCACTCGCATCCCCGTGTCGTAGAGGAATCGGATCAGATCACACACCCGTTGCGATGTGATCTTCGTACACAACTCGTCGATCTCTCCACGGGTGAGGCATCGTTCACGCATACGTTCCTTTTGCATCTCAGGCATCGGAGGCACAGCCTCGATCTCACCGATACGCCATGCCACCTTGAGGGCATAGGAGATAGCCGCCATGTGACGGTTAACCGTAGCACCACTCAGCCCCTCAGCGAGAAGACATTGGGCTACCTTGTCCAAGGATGGACAAGTAATGTCCTTGACAGAAGGGTTTTGAAGCAGGGCAGCAACGCGCATGGCGTTACGCATGGACTCCGCACCCGTCTTATTCTTTGACCACTTGCGCGGCCAAACGTGATCATTCAAAAGAGTCTTGATCCTCATCTTATTCTGCTTTCTTGTAGACGGCGAAGTTCTCTTTCTTCATACAAAGGAACGTCGCCTGAAGGATAGGGAGATAGTTCTCGTCATCGTTGTAGACTTGAAGAACCGTACCGATGTCAAGTTGAACCTCGGCAAACCACACAGAATTACCTGAATCGTCATCCACCTTGTAAGGGGTGATGGACAGGTCGCCGCCGACCTTTACCCCGCCCTTACGAAGGGGGATTTGAAGCAGGGTTCCGGGCGGGACGCAGATCATGCTGTCAAGTCGGGCGATCTGCATCTCCAAGTCCTTCCCGCTCAAGGGAGAGATGGATTCTTTCATCATTTGTTCTTCTTCGCTCATTGACATATGTTCTCTTTCCGTTTAGGCGACCAAAGTAACAGTCGAGGAGGGATTCAGCAAGCGCAGCCTCGTTACATCCCCACAACCACATCAAACCTTTCCATGACTTAGGATTTCTGATCATTGCTTTGATCTGATCATCCGTAAGCCTGTCCATGTAGTCATCGATGTGGTTACGATCGCGAGTTGTATGTAATTGTTCTTTCATTGCCGACTACTAGTGCTGAGACGTTGGTGATTGATACTTTTTCCATCATCTTGATGACGATGGTGTCGATCCCATCGTCATCTTCGATGTCCATCCACTTATCGACAACCAGTAGGTTGTCCTTGAAGATGTTGATTCTAAAGAGCATTGCGGTATGCCTTGTAACTCTTTCGTGCTTCGTCGATTATGTCAAGGACGAAGTCGTGTCGATCCTCTCGGATTGAGATGAGTCCACCCCCATCACGGTAGGTAGCGACGAAGAGTTTCTTATCTCTTTTGATATCAACGTTTACTCCCCACCCACCTTGATCCATAGGGTGATAGATGAACAGCCCACCAGTCATATTCGGGTAGGCTTTGACCGAATAAGAGAACTGATTGAGATACTGAGCGATGCGGTATTCACGGGTGCGCTTGTCACGATTCTTGAAGTTGTCCATTGTTATCTCCGATGAGAAGGGTAGCCCCCCGCCGATGTGACGGGGGGCAAGGGTTGATCACATATCCCACAAGTTGGTGAGAGGCTTAGGCAAGACGATGTTGAAATCGTCAACATCGACTTCACGCAGGCTGTAGGTCTCGACGGTGTGCTTGGGTTTGACTTCACGCACAGTCTTGTAGTCAGTCTGCTTGGTCTCACGGGTGACCTTGACGGTCACCGAACCGAGGTCGGTAATGTCAACATAAGGGTCGGGACTGTTGTTCCACACGGGCATCCGAACCGACAACACCTCAAGGTATTGCCGAGTGTGAGTGCGTCCCGAGTTGGTATCGTAGATACCATTCACGGGATCACCGCTCATGATGCGGCGATTCACTTCCTGTATCCACAGACACGCCACAATGAAGCGCATCTTCTTAGCCATCAGGGATTGCGTCTTCCTGATTTCTTCCTTGTCGCGTTCAAGTTGCGCTCGTTTAGCGCGCAGTTCGTTGACCGCTTCGACGCTGATGGGTTCGTGAAAGGTGATGTGGTTAATGACAGGTTCAAAGGTGTTGGTGTTGGTGTTGGTGTCAGTCATAGTCATTGGAAACTCCTCTTCGTTACGCCACACGAACGGGATGTCCGTGCGCTTAGCAGGCAAGCAGAACTTAGCGCGATTGCTAAGGTAAACTTGCCTACCTTTAATGGTTAGGTAAGTGTTATCTACTTGATCCCAGTTAAGTTGACTGCTTCATTAATAGTCAACTCTCCGACTTCGTCGATGAAGTTGATGAACAAACGTCGGTACTTGTGATCAATAACAGAGCGGATGAGATTGATCTCATCATCAGATGCGTAAGCCATGTAATTCCTTGGGTAAGAGGGGGAGACCGAAGCCTCCCCCCACCCTATGCATCAGATGTCACACGCAAGGTCGAAGGCGTACTTGGACAACTCAGCACCGCTGCCGAGCCAGTTGGATTCTCCACGCGAGCCGCGAGTGCGGCGTTCGTGGACACTCCACTGCGTCACAGCGTTGAAGGCTTCCCATCGGGTGGTCACGCCATCGGTAGTCTTGACCTTGGGATGGTCAAGGTAAGAGTACAACTTGGATGCCAAAGCCTTGGCTTCCTCGCGTTCCTCGTCGCTCTTCCACTTGACAGCCTCATCCTCAGGCTTGCCGAAGAAGTGACAGACCACAGCAGAGAGGTAATCCTTGACCCACTTGTCATCGGTCTGCGTCTGAGCAAGGAACTCCGTACCCTCACGCAGCCGTTGCATACCCTGAGCGATGACCTCAGCCTGACGGTACACCATGCTGAGGATAGCCTCCTCGGAAGCGATGGCGATGCCCTTGTGCCTGATCGAGATAGGCTTCTTAGCCTTGGCCAAGGCCATGCTCATGGTGTTAGCACACACCACACGCACGCCCGTGGGCAGACCCGTGAGAGGAATCGTACCGTCGTGACTAGAGGTGATCAGACCGTAGCCTTGCACCTTGTCATCGGTACGTCCGGGGAGCATCGAAGTCATTGTCCGGGGTGCGGACGAGGAACCACACCTGCTTCCCTCCACGGAGGGATCCGGCAGTCTCGACCACCCCAGTGGGGAAGGCGATGCTCACCGCCTTGGCAACGGTGCTGTTCTTGATCACGTTGTACTGCCTAGTCACAACGCTGAGCAAAGAACGATCATCGCTACGGACGAGAGCAGAATGATCGATCACCTCGCCCGTGTCGTTACGGGTGAGAGGCACAGCCTCGGGTTCCCAAGGCAGGGCCTGAGCCAACGCTTGCTCCACGGTGGGCGCATCGGGAAGCACGGTTCCGAGGCCGTGCCAAGCAGGCTTGCCGACGAAGATGGTACGGTCATTAGATTCGATTTCGTGTGCCATTGGTATCTCTAGGAAAGCGGGGTAACCGACCCCGTTGCGGTGTTGAATGGTACGAAGGATGGACTAGAAGTCAAGCCTCACCCAAGATTATTTTTTGAAGATCTTGAGGAGGAAGGAGATGAGGTACGCCCCGGCTGCACCTACAAGGACGAGCCGAAGGACGTACCACACGGAGATGAAGATGACGTAGAAGGAATCGTAGTAGGACATGAGATCAGAGGGGTGAGCGGATAGGAACGCACCGTTGCGACGAAGTTCGTACTCATGGCCGCTCGGGGTTGGCCCCAGTTCGTAGCCGAATCGTCGGCAAGAATAGAAAGAATGTTCTTGTTGAACTCGGTAGCCGTTCGACGCGATGCATTGGTCGTGTAGCGATCCACAAGGTGATCGCGAATGAATTCGTGCGACCAACGATTCCTTGCGTACCCATCGCCGGAGAACCATGACGGGGAGTGCAGGTTCAGAAGGGAGTATCGCCGCAGAAATTCTTCAATGTTGCTTTTAGTAGGCCCGTAGAAGCCAACGTTGAGGCAGACGTATGCGAAGTGATGCAAGGATTGCTTGATCATCTCCGCATCTTCGGTGCTGAACTTGCTGAGGTCAACTTTTTCAAAGTTATAATTCAGGGGCATTGTTATCTCCAGTTAACTAGCACTAAAACCATCACGACATTGCGATGGTAGGCGCATGGCGGGAGTCGAACCCGCCCAATACCACCGGGATGCGCGGTCGATCTCGATCAGTCGCAGTTGGCGAGGCGTTGCATGGCACGTTCCAATTCTTGAAAGCGACTCTCGCGAGCGAGAGCAAGTTTCTGATGCTCAAGGTAATGCGTCTCACGCTGACGCTTCTTGTTTTCGATCATCGTTTCGTAAGCCTGAGCATTCTTAACGTGCTTGATGTGTTCGACAATCAACTCATCGATGTATTGATCCATCGTTTCAAGGGTTTGAGTGGACTCCTTCTCATAGTATCGGCTGTCGGTATATTGACGCTGTGCTTCGGTGACCGCTTCAAACAGTTCTGAAAACTTTTGCTTGTTCATTGGTATCTCCTGTTGACATTGCCCCTAGTCACTTCGACTAGGGGCGTTGGTTGATGTTGACTTTAGGACTGCTCGTTATTCGCAATCGCAGCGAGTGTACGACACTCCGGTGCGCCCACACGGGCGCACTTGATAAGGGCGTTCAGATTTTCCATCTGCTTATCCAAAACCGAAGGAGTGACGTAGCCTCCCGGCCCTCTCAAAACGCCTTCGGAAATATCTTCCATTCGGAGGTGATGTTGACAACACCTAACGAAAATCGGGGCCATCTCATCGTCGAGCCAAACGTGACCCCGCTTTCCGATCTCCCGCAAAACATTGAAAATGTAGTCAAACTTCTGTTGACTGAAGTACTCATTGGCATGAAGTTGCTCGGCCATGTCGTGATCAAGGCCCGAGAGAATGTCGAACACTTCATTACGGCTGCCAGACTTGGCGATGTTGAGCATGGACATGATGTTATCTCCTGTTGACATTGCCCCTAGTCACTTCGACTAGGGGCGTTGGTTGATGTTGACTAGATCAGACCGCGAAACCGCTGTCGATTGCGACATTGCGGGAAGCGGCGGTTTTCTTGAGGCGCAGACCGACGACATAGCCGACGCCCTGCGGGATGTTGAACGCTTCGCGGTCGAGGAACCGCGCATCGGTTTTATCGCCGTCGATCACACGGAAACCATGGTACTCAGCGGGAAGATCGCCGCTGAAGACGATGGCGACGCCGCCCCTGATCGGAGCGCATCGAGGCACGATGCAAGCGGGACGGTGACGGGATCATGCGACAGCGTGAGGTGCAGGTTTCGGGGCAATTCGCCGCGAAGCCAAGAGTGGAAACGATTGATGTTTTTAGTGTACTCATAATACTGAACATCGGGCGTTGCATTGTAGACTTTATCCCAAGTCAAGTCAGACGTTCCGTTGAGGCGCGGAGCGTAGGTGTAGCCCTTGCGTTGGGCCTTTCGTTTTTCACGCTCCACGTTGTCAATGATCTCGTCAATGGCTTGAGACGGATTAGACTTATAGTCAACAGTCTTTTGCCGACGCGCTTTGGCGACGTTGTCAAAGCGACCGCGCCCTGAGCCGAAAAGGCACACTGCCATGCAGGCCCCGGCGAAGGGGCACACGCCTTGCGAGGGATCGAGATACATGACGGGCGAATAGACGCCGAGGCCCGTGAGGCTCTTGGCGACTTTAGTCGAAGAGCCGAGCCAATTATCACGGATGCGGAGCGATTTGCGAACGCGAGGAATGTATCGGGACATGATGTTATCTCCTGATAAAGTTGAGACAAGTCAACATTGACTTGAAGTCGCATAGCGGGAATCGAACCCGCTCCACGCCGAACGAACCACGGATGCGACGATGTAGACTATAGGCCGCGACGTAGTTAGGCAGAGCCTTGTGCCTCTCCTCTCCGATCTTTTGACCGGAGCGCGCGCGTTGATCGACTATGACTGTAGTCAATTCTATCGGGATCCGACATTGAATAAAACTCATCCGCATATGGCATGACGGCCTTGGCCTAGAGTCATATGCTGTGATGACAAAAGTCTATGTCGGATCAAGTGATCGACGCGCTTGGGTTTACTTCCCGGCCTTGCGGCCACCTCACTTGGGCAGGAAAACCTAGGTTTTCGCGTTTTATTAGTCGCGGAGATTGTGCCTAGGCTAGTTCCGCTTCCTTCCCCTCAGTGAAGGCAAGCGAACCAGTGCGCTCATCGAGTCAAGCGCGAGACTATTTTGTTGTGAAAGAAAGTCTCCTAAGCGGATTCATGCCCGCTACTTCCTTTCGAGCGTTCTACCCCAAGTTTTCCCTACGGTTGCCCAACCGATATCACATCGGAAGTCATGTACTGGGGTGACTTGGGGAGTCGGCTCTACTTTTTTCGCGCCTGTCGCTCCGCTCTGTGTCTACTCCGGTGAAGGAGTCGCGGAGGCTATGCGCGGGAAGGATCCCAACCGCTTAGCGGTTGCGCGACCATGTCGCGGCCCTACTGACTTCGGGGCGAGGAGACTTGTTCGGTTTTAAAAGATCCAAAGGGCTTGCGCCCATTTGACGGGAGTACTCTACAGCCCATTTCGGAAAGCGTCAAACGCTTTTTTATTCTTTTTTCTAAGTTTCTTAAGTATATGTTTCATACCTTGCAGCCAAAACGTTTCGGCCTTTACGCGCCCCGCGCGCGTGTAGCGCGACGGGAATGGCTTGTCAAGTCGATTGGTCACTTTTTTTCATCTTTTTTTTCGAGGGCGGGAGAGAGCGGGAGCGGGAGGCGCAATGTTGGATAGAGTCAACATCGGGTGAGGGGCGGGAGTCTATGTTGACTCTAGTGCGCGTAAGGCGCGTAGGCGCGATGTTGGCTAGAGTCTATGTTGACTCTAGTGCGCGTAGGCGCGTAGGCGCGATGTTGGCTAGAGTCTATGTTGACTCTAGTGCGCGTAAGAGCGTGCGCGAAAAAGTCAATGTTGGATAAAGTCAAAAGAGGGCGATTTTTTACACATTTTTTTGCGATGTCTTTAGTCAACATCCGTCCATGCGATTGATGTTGACTCAAGTCATCATCACGACGGATTCTCAATCCGTCCGGCCACCCCAAGGGGGGACGCATTGCGACC